AGGAAAGAAAATGTTGCCGCTGCGTAGGTCATTCGATTTCAGGTGACGGAGTAAAGACGTCTAGTACCGGGTCATAGAGATACCCAGGCGCTGGGTAGCAACCGCGAATACTTCCATCCATTTTGCATTCAACCCAGGTACCGCCAAGGACAGTAGGCGCCCATTCAACGGTATCGACTACTAAGACGCGTACAACTAAACCGTTTACGATTTCCGCTGTGTAGATCATGCGTTCATCACCAAACTTCCTGAGGCTGTAAAGGTGTGACATACGTACCCGCCGCCGGTGGTAATCGTTCCTCCGGTGCCCTTGGCTGCGCTGCCAACATATTTGACAATGACTATGCCCGAACCACCGGCGCCGCTGGTTGGTGATCCTGTAGCCGGTACACCACCGCCACCACCGCCGCCGCCGGTGTTAGCCGTTCCGGCGGTTCCGGTTCCGGATGTTCCTGAGCCACCATTGCCGCCACCACCAGCACCACCATATCCACCGCGTCCACCGTTTAAACCATTGCCGCCACCGCCACCGCCACCGTAGACGCTAGACATCACCAATTTGCCGTTTCCACCATCACCGGTGCCGGTTCCTCCATCGCCGCCCTTTCCATTTGCTCCACCACCACCAGCAGCGCGGAACGGACTAACTGGAACGCCAATATTTACTACGTTGTTTCCACCGGCAAAGCCTTGCCCGGCTGTACCTTCGGCGCCGAAGTCCTGGGAAGATCCACCACCGCCACCGCTGCCACCGGTGCTTGCTACCCCGGTTGATGCGCTACCGCGTCCACCACCACCACCACCAAACGCAGTAAGCAGCGTTCCAAAAGTAGAGTTCGTTCCTATGTTTCCACGAATTGCCGTAGTAACTGCCGCACCACCGCCACCCACGGTAACCGTATAGGTAGTGGATGGTGCAAGCGGTGAAATGAGATAGACCACGCCACCGGCGCCGCCACCGCCACCGCCGTAGAACAGCGCCGCAGTACCACCACCACTACCGCCACCGGCAACGATCAATATTTCGGCAATGATGCCGGTAGAAGCGGTTGTTGATTTTCGGAAGTTCGATTGAATCATTAGATGGTCTCCGCTGAAGTTCGAAAGCCGATGGTGGCTACGTGCTTGTTCAGTGACGGCGTAGTCGAGTTGTGTAAATGAATCACTAGCGTTCCCCATGAGTTAGACGGATAAAGATCGGTCATTCCTGGGGTAAGTGTTAAATCAAAAGTTCCTAACGCCGCCGTGCCGGTGAAGTTGCCGGTATTCAGCGCGCTGTAAGAACCTACCTGTACATCAGCACGCACCGTGTAACCGGTGTAATCAAATACGGCGGAAGTCGCTTCCGCTTGAATAGTCCCTGATAGCGTCCAACGTCCGCCAGGAACGATTACTAGGCTCGGATAGTTACTACCTAACTTTAAGTTGGGCATTACGTACACCTTATTGGGTTTGGTCTGTCAAAGTAGGCAAAGACGGCGCCGGAACTATCGTTACACACGTGCAACTCAACCTTGGCGTTTAGTTCTCCGGTTGGCCATGAACTGGTACCGGAATTGTAAATTGATCCAACCGGGCCAATGGTTGCCGCTGGGGCTATCGATATGTTCATCCCGTCAACAAGCGTAGAAGTGTTGTGCCACTCGCGCAGGTTGATTGCAGCGGCGTACGTTCCGCTCAGGTCATTGGTTGGCACGGTGATACCAGTACCCACTACGGGTGTAGGAAACCATATCTTGACTGCGTACGTCCACCGGTTTGCAGCGCCTGAAATCGCTGTAGCCGACTCAAGGGACACCAGTACGGATTTAGTTGACGCCTTTTCAAACGCTTGCCTTTGGCTAAACGTCACACCTTCCGAATTGGCATTCACCGTCCGTACTGCGTTGGCAAAACTATTCATGGCGTGCCGACTAAGGCCGCCATAAAGGTTTGCAGTGAAGACGGGGTTATGAATTGCCATTAGGCGATAGCCACGGGTTGGGGTGCGGTGAGTGCGGCCAACTGTGCAGCGGTAACAATCGCGTTAAAATTGGCAAACGCATCGTACTTTTGAAGGTAGACCACATGAGCCACTTGCAGAATCGGTACGCCGTTCAAACTTACGCCACCGACTAACAACGGTTCGCCGCTTGGGTTTGGCGCCGGAATCTGTTCCAGGTGGTACCAGGCGTCATAAAGGAACGTATGTGAAAGCCGGTAGTAATTGCTATCGATGGGCGCCGTTTGGAACCCTTGGTAAAGCATTGTTCCTTTAGGAGCGCCAAGGAACGTTGCATTATTCCGCGTGCCAACGTAAGACGTATAGGTAGCCCACGGCGGTTCCGCTGCCGGTGAACCCGAAGGAAGCGTTCGATCGTATTGCACTTCAATCGTTACTAATTGTTGCGGCACTTCGTACGCTTTGGCTTTGCCGTTGGTATCTACTGCCGAGCCACCAATATCAGCGGCGCCGGAGAAAGTCACCGTACCGTCAGTCGGAAGCGCGGCGCCCTTCCGGTAAAGCGAAGTCGATCGCACAACCGTAGCGCGGGTGCAAGTGCAAAAGTCATTCTCGTTGGAGAATCCCCAATGTCTAGTGCTTGCACGCGCCGTGACGCGGAATGTGTAAACCTGTTCGCGCACCGGTTCGATATTCACGCTGCGTATCACCATCGTTTTAAGATAGGAATTGCCGCTGTAGATACCGGAAGGAATGCGCGTATTGGGCGCTGGGCAAGCGGCCAGTATGTCCGCTTCGGTCGGTACATCGTTGGTTGTTGGTGTCCACTTTATCAAGTAGACAATCTGCATCGATGACTCGCCCGGAATTGTTCCGAGTTCGTAAGACCGACTACCCGCCAATTCAACGGTGCTGAAAGTACCCATTAGGAATCACCTTTCAGGATTTTGTTTTGATCACGCATAAGTCTTAGTTGTTCTTGGTCGATGATGGCATTATTTACGCGCACATCTCTTAAAGGATTGTCGGAATAGCCAGCGGTCATGTTCTGCCCGATCTGTCCCATCGCTGTTAAATCAACGCCGACTTGCCCATTACGGCCACCGCGTTCCAAGATGTTTGAATCTAAGAAAGGCATATAGCCCTGCATACGTTTGAAACGATCCTTGAAGGAACTAGCCTTAAAGAATTCGCCTGGATCGCTTATGCCTTGCGCCGCGGAGCCGAGCAAGTCATTTGCAAACGACATTGCATCTTGTTTCAGGCTTTCAAAGAATGCGATTTGACCAGCGCCGCCCGAAACGTCTGACAATGCGCGGCGTTCAATGCCGCCCCGCTTTGCGCGTTCGGCACCGGCTACATCGATACCGAAGTTTTCTGCCATGAATCTCTCACGCTGGGTTTCAAGCAATTTGGTTTGCATGATTCCGCGCTGGGCTTCGGAAGAAAAGCGCGATGACTGTGCCGCCATTTCAGTCATACGCCTATCCATCATTTGGAAACCCTGCATGAGCAGACTAAAACCCTGCTGCGCCATGTTGAAACTTGCGCCGACTGCAATGGCGCTTGTCTTCTTATTTAACTTCTCCAACTCGCGATTGGTAGCGGCAACGCCTTTGATAACGCCCGAAGGATCAACCACGGTGCGTATCACCGCTTTCATAGATTTATCTGCCATAGTGTTCCTTCTTCATCCAAGGAATGCAACGCTGCGGCGGTTGCTGCAAAGCGTTCACCACCAGGGCAGTTAACAACCATTCGCAACGCTCAAGCGTTGTAAGTTCGGTTGCTGCTATAGCCCCTGGCATCATCATCCTTCGTTCCCCATCTGCAATGCGCCAAAGCCTGCGCTCGGCGCTTGAGTAGGGCGCGTTGGTCTATTGATTTCCTCCAGCAGAGCCGAGCAGAGTTCCGCTCGGATGTTTCCTAATTCGGCGTGGTTCAATACGAATGGGCTACCGTCCGTGCAGGTAACGCAAGCGCCCCACCAGTACGGATCCGTGGAAGCGTTTGCATAGTCTGCAAGCGTTGGTTCCCGAACCATAACAACGCCAACGCCAGGCACGTTCACCGTACGCGGCTTGGCAATCAGTTGTGACAAGTCAAACGGCATCAGAATTCCTCAAGACTTAGAGACCACATTGCCGGGCCGGTTCCGTCATCGGTGCGCGTGGCGCTGGTCATGTGCCCAATCATGGTGTAGGTAATCGATCCCTGATCGAGATACGTAAGCGTGCAAGTAACCGCAACGGCTAATGCAACCGTTGTTGGGTTCATATGGCTCCGAATTGCATTGTCATCCGACCCATTCCGCGCCATGATGTCGAAATTTGCAGTACGCGCAAATCGACCAGGCGCACGCTTTTCTTGGAAATCGGCAATGCTTGTTACGTCAAGACTACTGCGGTTAATTGAAATGGTGATATTCCTGGCGGGAAAGGTTGCAATGGTGCCGCCCTGTAAGGTGAGTGAGAATGTGCCGCCGTAGCCTGCGATGATTGCCATGATTTAGTCCTCCTGGACAAGTAGGGTGAGTGAGATTGTTCCGATGCGCGCCGCGTCTTCACGGCCGTCATCAAGTGTTTCGACAGAGAACGCAACGCTAAATTCAGTTGCAACCATGCTGCAAAGGTTGGTTACATCATTTACTGGCCCGGTGAATATCGATGCAACATCGTCCACTAGGTTTGTTACTTCTTCCACGGTGTCTGCGATGGCTTGCACTTCTACCGATATCGTCCAGTGATTCTTAGAAATAACGCCGCCCATACTTAGATCTATTGTTGCGCTAGTGATTTCATAGACCAGGCACGGCGTAGCCATCGATGCAACGCGAATACCTACGTAGGTATCACGCTTGCCGGAAAGCGCGTTGTAAATGGCTTTATGGATTGCTTCAAGCGACATTTTTTGAACCTAGGATCTTTCGCGCTTCAACAAGAATTTCGGTAGAAATGGCTGTCATAAACGCATTAATGTTGGCGTAACTCCAAGCCAAACTACGCCTGGATCCGGGAATGAATTTGCCGGATGCTTTATGATTAAAACCGTTCTCCAACCACGGGTACACGTACTGCATACCGCCAGCGCGTGCGCCACCTTTCTTGCCAAGCACAACGCCCAGTTCAGCGCGGATGGGCGCACCTGGGCCACTTGCCAGGCGCTTGGGTGAACTTACTTTGGTTGCCGCTGCAATCGCACGCCGGTGCGGATTCTTGCCCTTGTACGGCGCACTCACCCACAACGCTTTAAGAGTTGCAACGAATGGGCGTGCGGCTTTACGAATTGCCTTTTTGCGTACGGCTTCGTTCAATGCTGGCGATAGGCGCCGCAATATATCGCGCACTTCCTTGGTATCGATGGTGACGGTTACAACATTCACGGCGTCACCTCCGATACTTCAATCTCCAACCGGCGCCGCTTTTGGTCTCTGTCCCAGCACGCACGAATGGTGAAGGTGCGTTCGGTTCCGTTGTCGTTCCATAGCAACCGGCTACGGTTAGACATCGATGGATGCCACGGCGAAAGGATTCGCCAATCGGTTCGGGTCGCTGGGCCACCTTCGTTCATAGTGTCCGAAGTGTTTGCCATTTCTACGTGTACCGGAAGCGTTGCGAAAGACAACCAAGATTCGGAAGCCTGGCCAAACGCGTCAACGGTGCGTACTGGGTTCTGCGCTGTCATCACTAGTCGCATCATCCCGGATGGAACGTGCCCGTATGCCATTACCCGATACCCTTGCCAAGCATTCCAGTAATCCTATCCCAATAGGACGAATCCAATGCTTGCGTGTCATCGCCACGGCTTGCAACATGATGCGCCACGCGTTGCAGTAGCGCCATCTCTAGCAGCGGGTTTAGCGCCGCGTTACCGGCTTGCACGGTTAGCGTTACTGGGTAGGTGAGATTGTCAATATCCATATCAACGTAGATAAGACCGTTAATCATGATCTTTGAGCAAACACCAGTAAGCGGAACGGTTGTGCTATCGCTGTAGTTCACCGTAGTACCTGCTAGATCGCCCTGGCGTTCTAAGCGCAGATACAACCCGCCGTAGTTTGTCACCGGCGCCGCTGCAACCCATTGCGTACGTGTAACCGTTTCAACGCACCAACCGGTTCTTTCTTCTAGTTCGCGTACTGCCGCTGCCCATGCAATACCAATACTTGGATCGTCTTCCGTGTGCGGGATCCGTGCCCAACTTCTGAACTTGGCAATATCAAGCGGCATGGGCGTTCCTCGCTACGGATGGGTGGAGCCGAAGCCCCACCCATCCGAGAATGAGAGGCAGAATTTAACTAGCGGCGTTCGTAACCTGCAACTGAACCAGCGCGTTCACGCGGGTAAAGTTGGAGTTGGCGAACATCATGCCCTGGTAACGAATACGGCCCGTACCGCTCAGGCTGTATTCATCCCGCGTGACTGACATAGAACCCCATTCACGCATAGCGAACGCGTCTTGGATTGTCCCCAACACGGCAAGACAGTTCTTGCCGGTTGAGTTGGTGGTGATCTGCGCAGGAATGTATTCCGTAACGTAGACGGGAAGACCAAACAGAGTGAACGGCGCAGCGTTTTGCAGGGTTTGGAAGTCGGCACTTGGCGCGAAGATCGGCACACCGTTCTGCGTGATCGATGCAATGACTGCGTATACGTCCTGTGGCAAGATCCACGCGGAACTATTCCAGTATGCGGCAGGCAACTTCGTGTAACGCATTTCCAGCAACTTGGCAACCCATCCAGCGGTGGTAACGCCGCCGATAGATGCTGCACGCGAATTGCCGAGTGCAGCGGTAGCGGTTGCTGTGGTGATATTGATACCGGTGGTGCTGTTAACGGTGAAAATTCCCGTTGGCGAGTTTGTGCCGGTGCCTCCGATATAACCGAATTCAAGGTTTTTCGACAACTGAACCTGCAAGTGCGACAAGACCTCTTGTTCCACGTTAAATCCGCGATCTGCCTGAACAATCAGTTGCTGAGATACTTCGGTCTTCGGCAAGCAAAGAACCGGAGCCAATGCAACTTCCGTAAACAACGGATCCGCATTTGTTGCAGCGACAGTACCGCTATCTGCTTGCGTCCATGCGCTGGTGTAATCGGCAGTCTTCAAAGTTGAGTACCGAAGCGCCTGGAATCCTTGGCATCCTGTGCGAAGATCACCGATGTTTCGCATGATGCTTTGTGCCGATAAATACTTCATTACGGCGTCTTCATACACCTTAGGAATGAGAATGGAACTGGAAGCGGTTGAGATCAGTTCACGCTGTTCCGGCATCGTTCCATTGCGAAGATAGTTAATGAATTGATCTTCGTACTTCTTCGAATCGCGCACATCCAATGAACGCTCATTGTCGCGCTTCACCATGTTTTCAATGGCGCTTGACGATGCAAAGCGTTCGCGAACTTGCGCGGCGCGAATCTCTGCATCGAGTTTGCCGAGTTCGTTGGCAACTTCATGCCCACGCGCTTCGACTTCAACGGACATAGTGTCCTGGGCAAGAATGGAATCACGCTCGGTAATGAGCGCCTTACGGGTTTCAAACATTTCAGAGAGTTTCATAGTGGCATCCTTAGTCGCAGACGTAGACGGGCTAAGCCCGATTGAAAATGACGGGCCTCGGCGAGTGTCTGCGGATACGCGCCGTCGGAAACGATAGAAATTTCACGCAACGAAATTTTTTGAAGTGTGCGAGTATTGCCGCTCCAACTGTCGGCAATGACTTGGAACCCGAATGACATTTCAGACAAGACCCCAGCGTCCACTAATTGGCGGACGTCCTTTGCACGCTGGGTGTTCGGCAATTCCACTTCGAATGCCAAACCGTGTTGATCGCTGCGCAGTTGCAGCAATCCGCTTTTGGTGTTTGCTAGTAGATCGCGCGAATCGTGACCGACAAGCAGCGAAATGTTCCCACCAAGTGAACTGTCAAACGCGCCGCGTGCAACCTTTTCGGTAAACGGCTTGCCGCCGTTAATGCCGCGAATGGTTAGCGGGTGGCTTGGTGCGTCATAGACGGACGCATAGCCGCCGATCTTGTCACCGGTCATTTCAATTTTTGCGGTACGGATTTCAAGCAACGTCATCACCGATACCTTCCTGATTGTCTACAACGTCCGGTTGATCCTGAATGCCACTCATGCCGCCTGGCATTGACACCATTGGCATATTGAATGAATCTTCCAAGATTGGTGGGACGCCGAGGCGCTTTCGCGCATCGTTTTGACTAAGGATCCCGGCCAACACCAGTTTGGATAGAGCAATACCAGCGTCTTTCATGTTTCCGCGGAGCAATACATCAACGTCCAAACGTGCGTGCTGGCCGGGTCTGCAAAGTTTCCGCGTGATCTCCGACTCCCACGCGGTCACCCACATATTCAAAGCGCCATCAACGTAAGCGCGTGCCGTTTCAACCTGGTTCGATGTCTGCCCTGCGCTTTGGTACAGCATTTCCGGCGGAATGGAGTACGCCCGAGCCACTTCCACCACGGAGAACCGGCGCGATTCAAGGCTAGTAGTTGTGCTTTCGCTGATCTTTTCCGCTTTCATTCCTTCGCGGAGAATCAATGGACGGGAAGCGCCGTCTGCATTTGCGTGCATGGTCTGCCAGGCATCGCGGATGGCTTGTACGGTTTGATCGGACATCGCGCCGGGGTGGGAAATCGCAATCTTTCCACCGCTCCGAATCAAAGCAGAATGCGCCGCGTCTTGGTCTGCGGCTAGGTTGAATGCAGCGCGTGCTGCATCCAGCGGCCCAATAAACCAATCCGGGCGCAACGGATCCGGATAGCAACCAAGGTGTAACACCTGATCGGACGTCAACGTAGTATTGGCGAGTTTGTACACAACGCCGTCTTCGGTGATCTCCGATGTAATCGAATTCGTTGGCATCGGTTGCAGTTCTGCAACTTCGCCGGAACTATCGCGCCGAATTAAGGCAAGACCGTTGCCGGAATCCAGGGCGCAGGCGGTGATATATCGGCGGAATTCGTAGCCGGATTGCCAGCGCGAAGCGTCTCGCGTCATCAACTGGGTGATTGGTGAATCGACCAACTGCCCGGCGCTGTCAACAATGTTGAACGGCAAGCGTGCAATATCAGACGAAATCAGTTGAACAGCACGCACAACGGACGGCAATGATGAAATTGCCGGGGCGGCAAGCGGTTCCGGGCGTGCGTACACAACCGTTGCGCTTCGGAAACCCATGAATCGTGCGAAGATGCTCACTGCAACGCATGGAACAAATCTGCCCCGCGTTGTCAAGCGATTATTTCAGACTCCGCATCTAAACCATCACGGTGAAGTACTTACTTCACCCAATCGGGCACGCGCTTGCACTTAGTCCGGTGGATTCGCGTACCTGGTGATGCTCCATCAGAAGCGCCGCCATGTTGCCGGAGACGATTACATCCATGTTTCCCTTGCCGCCGCGTCCCTTTACCGGCCGGATGTTGCCTACGTTGTCGCTGATTAGGGTGATTTGACCGAGACCGGACACTAGCACCGGGTCTACGTTGTAAAAAAGTTGCTTTGACTTCAATAGGTCTGCCCACACCTTCCATGCTGGTGCCATCGTGCGGATCGACTGGTCTACGGTCACTATTGGCCATCCGCGATCTTGCCAGCGCCGAATATCCTTGGCTTGCGCTGGGTGCGGGTCTACGCCGATCTTTCGAACGTCAAATTGCGTCATTAGGTTTTCGAGTTCGGCTTCGACAATGCTCATATCTTGCCATTCGCCCGGCATCCGGCGCAGGTACCCCGCGTGTATCCATTGCTGCAAGGGGTTCCGACATTTCTTTTCGTCTAGGGCGATATCAACACCTGCCCACCAGCACACATTCCGAGCGCGAATCACCGCACCGTCAACGACAAACAGCGTCAACGCGGTCAAATCGAGTTGAGGCCCATAGCCACCGCGGCTTAGATCGATTGCAATTACCGCCGGTGCGCCGCGTAGCCGGTTCCAATCCGTATCGACCATTTGCCGCTCCAAAATGGCTTGGTCGATATCGCTGGTGGCAATTTCGTGGTACCGGCACGCAAGTTGCGTTTCAAATTCGGCGATTTGCACCGGATCGCCGGTGTTTAGCATGGTCTGCGCCGCTAATTGCAACTGCGTAGGGTCAACAATTACGCCTAAACCGGGGTGCGCTTTGCCCCATACGGCAGGATCTGAAGCCGAATCATCGGCATCTAGACCGTAGATCATGGGCCACCAACCCGCCGGATATGGGGTTCCGTCATTGATTGCGGCTTCGCACGCTTGCCAATAGCCCCAAATCGGTCGGGTCTTTTGCTGCGGATCCGGCGTGGTGATCGCCAGGAGTTGCGATGTAGCAAACTTTGCCAAGCCGGTAAGCAATCGCCCAAAAGCCTTATCCATGCGACTGCATTCGTCCGAAATTGTCAATCTACTAGTCAAACCGTCTAATGCGCGATCAGTACATGGCAACGATACGTACCGGTTGCCACCGTTTCGCACTCTGCCCGGATGTGCTGGCGTGCTGCCGCCGGTGGCTTTCCATGACAATTCGTCCTTGTCCGAATCATCCAGCGCAAGTGTCTTGCACATGGTCTGCATTCGCTCGAAAGTCTTTTGAGCCAAACGCCCATCCGGCGCCACGCTTGAGAACTCCAAACTGCTGGCACGGTCTCGCATTGCTGCCATCAACATCGATGCGGCAAACTCCGTCTTCCCGTTGCCGCGTGCCACAACTAGCAATAGGGCCTTGGTAGCCGGGGTATCCGTCTTGACTTTGCCAACTACCCGGCGCCGCGCCAGCAGAACCATTGCCACCATGCATTGCCAGGGCATCCATTCAAGCGGCGTTCCCGCTCCTTCTTCTACGCCCTGCCCACACTTACGGGCAAACGCGCGTGCATCTTCGGCGCGTTGTTCGTCCCACCACACTTCATGCGCCGCCGGTGCTTTGCGTTCTGCCAGGTATCTGCGGCAAGAGTCTTTGATACGTAGATTTGCTACCGCGCTCCCGTCAACAATCGACTTTGCATACGCGTCCGCCTGGTCGGCGCATAATGGTGGCTTCTTAGAATGTTTTCTGAGCGGTTTAGCGGTACGCATAATAAGGGGCGCCGGGCAATAAGTGCCAATAATGACATTGACCACGGCGCCCTAGGTGCGTCTGTTTGGACGATCCCCTAAGCGCGGTGCCCCTAATG